AATGGGTTTATCATCTCTCAAACTAGCAGATGGATCTGCAGTTGATGTGAAACCGTATTATTCGGCGAATATCTCTATCAAAAATAGAGAAGCGGCGTATAATTGGCTTCGTTCTAATGGCCTAGGTGATATCATTAAAAATGAAATCACTGTTTCCTTTGGAAAGAACGAAGATAACAAGGCGGCAGAATATGCTAACCTTGCGAAGGGTCAAGGGTATCAACCGACACAAAAGATGAAGGTTGAGCCCATGACTCTCAAAGCACTAGTC